AGAAGGATAAAGAATCACAATGCTATCAATCAGGTATGTGAAGGTAATAGAGGCGTTGCTGTTGTTCTTAAAGCACAACATACATGCGCTTGTCACCGCGGAGTTAAGCATGAAGGCTGCTATATGATCACTAGTAAGTTATCCGGCGACTTTATGGATGATGAGAAAACTCGTAGCGAATTCTACAAGTTTATCGATATGGCTAGTTAATATTCTACTTCGATGTTATCAGTGCTAATATTCTTAGCATTAACATCAATAAGAGCATCTAACCGCTTAATAAAATCACGACCAATGAGTACTTTGTATTCATTGGTCTCTCTATTTCCGACGCTAAAAGCCACATTATCAAAAGTCTGACCTGCAAACTTTACTCTAAATGTAACTACAGGTCGTTGCTCAATATTACCACTACCAATATTAATATTGATCATATCTACAACGTCTTTAATAATCCTCTTACCGCCAACTGTGGTGAAGAGCACCTTATCACCTTGTCTAGTAATGTCGGTGCCGTGTATAACAGGATGTGCTGAATTACCACTATCCACCTTCGCAGGTATTTTACCGATGCCGTATATATCAATCACTTCAATGAGACCGATTACAGTTGCTTCGTAAAACTTTTTAAATGTATTCTTAGGTATCTTCATAACCAGTACTAAACATCATTGTGTGTTCGTCATCATGTGTTGCGTCTCCATGATCGCACTTATACTTATAGTAATCAAGCACACCACTTACATAATCCGCTGCTTTTGCTAGCTTAATAAGGGCCCATCCATCAAGATCTTGATACATATCTAAAATCTCTAGCAGCTCTGGTGTTACCTCTTGAATTTTACGAAGTTGATTCAAAGCCATTTCTATATCTGAAGCTTCACACTCGCTATTGTGCTCTACTGTATCATCACCAGTAAATTCTAGGGCATCTGCAGGTACATTTGTTGTAACTATAACAGGTGTAGTTGATTCATAAACCGTACTATAAGCCTTGGCTAGTTCGTTAAGAGTATATCGCATATTACTATTTATGCTATACCTAGTATACTCTTAATCAGATCTCGATCTGTTTCTTTAAGCTGATCCGGTACAAAGTAGTTGACAGCGTTAGGATCACCAGCCATAATTAATTCACGAGTTTTTGTACCGCTGATGCCGTCACCTTGAATCTCTATCTCTTTTATTACTACATGAGGATATTTTTCCTTATTCTTAATAAAAGAGTTATACCTTGATTTATCGTCATCTTTACTCCCGACACCTACAAGAATATTAGAATTGGGGGTTTCAATAGCGAAATCGTATGTTGACTTAACAGGTGTAATAGGGCTACTCACGATATCAACAGGCTTGTTGATATACGATTTATATATATTCCATATTTGGTTTGACATCTCTTGTGATATATTATCACGTGGCGATTTACCTATAAATACCACAGCCCTATCAGCATTTTCTAGCATTCTAAGTAATACTTGAAAATGTCCTTTTGTTGGAGGCTTAAATCCTCCAGGCAAGACAGCTACAGTCTCGGCATTAGAGTTTACTTGTTCATAGTATAGTTTAAAATTTATCATATTCTTCCTTTATTTTTATGAAAAGCGGGGTTAATGACTTTAAAGAGTATAGAGTTGTTGCCACTCTTAATCTTAAATACAAGTCCCTCATAATCACCTAGCTTGCCTCTAAGCCTGTTCAGTACTTGAAATATTTTATCTTGCATACGCTTTTGATACGGTAACAATACACGAGTAAGGTATGTACGCATTTCTTTCTTAGCAGTCGTATCTTCTCTTTTACGTGAAGGGTTATTAAGTATCTCGACTAGATTTGGATATCTAGTTTCAATAGTATTGATCTCTTGCTGTACCGCGTGAAGTTCTGGAGATAAATCTATAGGTGCAAAGGCATCGTAGTCTAGTGATAAAAACTTAACATCTTGATTAGACAAATTTATCAAACTTTGTCTAATATCAACATCTATACCACCTTCAAGCGGATTGCCGTTAATGTCTGTAATAGAAATTATAGGAAATGTTGACCATACTCCTAATTTATCCTTTTCATAATTTGTAGCAACAAAATATACTAGATTAGACTCATTGTCTCTAGGTAAAGCAAATGGCGAGTAGAGCCACTCTGCCTGTACCCTAATACCATCTAAGTTGTTATCTTTTTTATACCTTAAAAGTGTTTGATACACTAACTTTTTTATAGTGTTAAACGAACTTTCAAATGCATTTTTTGTCGGTTCATGCTTAATTTTACCTTCAAAGTTACCATCATATACAGGACCTGAGTAACTACCTTGTAAGAAAAACTTATTATCTGGTGTTACTCCGAAACGTACAGCCATACCATCTGCCTTTTCTGACAAGGTCGTATTGCCTGCCTCGATAACACCGCCATTCCCTTCTAGAACATCTATAAATGTCTTAAAATTTTCGTAGCTCATTGAATACATATCAGGCTTGTATTCTGAATATAAGTGTTGTACTCCTACTCTATTACCTTCACCTGTCGTGCTCTCTGATATTGTCCCTATAGTTGCAATATCACGACCATTCCTCAAGATTGTCTGTCTTGCACTATCTAGTATATTGAGAGTTATGGTCGAGTCGCCATATTTTTTCGTAAGGAAAGACATTATAGATTTAATATCACGTAGATCCTTCTCTCTGGCCTTGTCGCTACCTAGTAATATGCGTGCAATTCTATCTGGGTCTCTATCTTCGACAATTGTGCCAGTTGACCTATCTTTTAGTCCTTGCGAACTAATTGACATGTTTACACTTTTTGCGAGATTAGATAGAACTACAGCTCTATCTGCGCCATTAAATGGTGCTTGTTCATCGTTTGCTAGAATAAATTTAGCATAACGTAAATCATCAATAAGCATAAAGTCAGTTTGAACATACTCACCATCTCTTCCTATAATAGGAGCTCTAAAGTGTACACTAATACCTGTTTTTGATACATAATCTTTAGGATTAAGATTTCTCTCCTCACACCACTTAACTAGCTTTGATTCAATTTGCTCTTTTGACATCTTTGTCACAGGTATAGCAATATCAAGATCACCTGAAGATTCTCTTTTGCCGGTACTACCGAGTAGATTATTACTTAAATTCATTCCGATAATATCAGAAAGAAAAGTAACTGTAGGTGCAATATTTGCGAGAGGTATGCGCTGTGTTGGTGTGTTCTTAAACACATTACCGCCCTCTGTAGCTAGTACATAATAATTTTTAAATGTTAGCATTTTATCTATTTAGTTTAAATCTCCAAGAATATTTTTAAGCAAGTTATCCTCACTATCCGTCTTTACAACACTTGCTTTTGCAGCTTTCATTTCACCTTTACTTCCTTGTCTGACAAGATTAATTTGGTTAGGTATAATTTGGCCAGAAGCATTTCGAACATCAAAACTATAAACGCCGTTACTTGTTTCTATTACTACAGAAACATGTTTTCTTGACTTAGCTTCGTTTTCATAGTAAGGATATTTTACCTTAACAGCTTCAATATCTCCAATAAATTTCCTTAGTTGATCAGGCGTCTTTAAGTCTGCAACCTCAAAATTTTTAGCGTTCTTCTGTTTGACGTAAATATATCCATAGTCAAACGCTGACATTAAGAATTTTTCCAAGAGGTTAATATCCGCACGATCTGTCGTATCTACTGCCTCTTGTAATCTATCAGGCGACTTCACCTTATTAAAGTAATCAGTCAGACCCCTCTCAATAAGAGATATATTAGCACCTGCAGCTTTAAAGAGCTTTTTACCTATACTATCTCTTTCTTTATTAACAAATTCTACTTTACCGTCTTCAACTTCAAACATGCCTGTAGCACCACCATTTGATACTGTTTTACCATTTTTATCTTTAAGAGAAATATAATACGGTACACCATCAGAGTCAATCAAGGTAACATCAGCGATTTCATTTCCTCTATCATTAGCGCCTTGGTCTGTCAACGGGCGCTTGACAGCTCTATTAAAAGATGTTCCCTTATCCACATCGATAAATTCTACGCCGAGTGCTTCCTCTATCTCTTCAAGAATAGAGGGCTTTTCAATCTCTTCTTCAGTCTCCAACTTTTCGAAATACTCAATAAGGGATTTCATTACATCCTGTTCAAATGATTGCCCTTTGTTAGCTCCGCCTCCTAAAGTGATTATAAACTCTTTTTCTTTATTTGTCTTACTAGCTACAACATACGAATCAAACTTACTCGATGGCGAGTCAGGACCAGGTCCAATCTTATCAACAACGACAAGATTAATATCGTTTAAAGTATCAAGAAACCGTTTTGTAAATTCTTCTTTATCCTGTACCTTTGATACTGGTTGTAGTCTAATAGCTCCGCGCTTGTCTGCGCCTGCCTTTAACTCAGGGTTACTATCAATAATTGCCTGCTTAACATCTGTTTTTGAATTATACTCACGGATAGTATGCAGACGTAACGAAACTTTTTGTTTATCAACTTGCTCGGAATAAATTTGCTGTAATTTTCTATTCATATATTAATCTACTTCACTAAGTGGTGTATCTAAATCAACTAAATCATCCTCAACTTCTGTATCTTTAAGCGATTGATTAAGTGTTTTAGCTATAAAGGTTTCAATCTTTGTAGGATCTACATCGGCAAACTCATCCACCACAGGCTTGAGCATCATTAACTCTTCATCTGTAGGGGTGTGAGCCAGCGCTTTAAGAATCAACTCCTTATATAGAGGGAAAATCTCCTCGAGAGAGAGGGCTGATTCAGCCTCAGGTTGCTGCACAGGTTGTGGAGCTGCTCCTTGATCTGCTTGAGCAGCATCTTCAGCTTGAGGCTCTGTAGCATCAGCTGATTGTTCTATTAAAACCAATAGTTTATTAATAAGATTAAGAGTCTTCGATTCCGTTTTTAATCCTTGTCCTCCACTCTTTAGATCTCTGCAAAGACTATTATCCATACAAATAATATTTGTAATTTCCTCTACAATTTTAGCAATAGGAACATTTACAGATTTTGCAATTCTTGTAATATCATTAGATACTCTTGCTTGAACATCCTTTCCAAAAAGTGCTGGATTAAAAATAAACGCATGAGTTAGTACTTTAATCATATACTTTTGATTTTCATCAAGCGTGTTATCATCAAAGGGCGGCGCTGGCTGCTCCGTTGCAGCTGGATCCATACCAGCTGTAGGTTCTTGCTCGTTTAATACCTGAAAATATCTCTCAAAGAGTCTGTCCGTCTTCTTCATTATATATTAATAACTTTTTTGTTTTGACTTAAATGATGTTATAGCATTTTTAAGTCTATTTGTTACTGCTGTAAACTCATTTACAGCCTGTCTATCAACAACGTCCTTTTGTTTAACCACACGTTGAGCGTCTCTGTTGATAGGAGCAAATTTACCATTAACAGGTGGTTCTGTTGCTAGATCTTTAACATTACGATTAATAATTGATGATGGGTCCTCACTATCTTCCTCTCCTTCAACTACCGATAGTTTTAGAGTTTTGCCTCCTACATCCACCATAATATGTTCACCATTTGACGATACCTCAACACTATCAATTAAGTTAAATAGCTCAGCTAATTGCTGTATCATCTCCTGCTTACTACCACTATCAACTGGCACTGCTTGCTCTAATAATTTGAGAAATTTACTCATAAAGGTATTTATTTCAACAGCGCGAGTTTATTAGTACTATCTGCAAGTAAAGATTGCTCGACATACTTAAGGTTATGCGTCTTTGCAAAATCCTTTAATTTTTTTATAAAATTTTTAGGCTTATTAACACTGTTTATTTTTAATATTTTAAAAACCTTACTAACATACTGTAAATGTACTGTATCTACATTTCTTTTTTTAAAAAAGAAAGTAATCTGATCGTTAATAGTAGTCTTTTTTGCATCAACATAACACACAATGAAATTGTGGTAAAACAAGCTCTCTACATCCTTTAATGAAAGATCGTAACGTAAGCCTAGTATGTCACACTGATAGTATGTTTGAGCTAATGACTCTTCGATAATTTTATGAAGATCAATAACTTTACATTGTTGTGGGTCTGTGTTTTGGTCTAGATACACGTATGTTTATAATACCATTATAATACAGTTCGTTAAAAAGCACTTCTTTTTCTATCTGCATTTTTATTTCACTGTATGCTAGATCAAATTTTGACTCGCACCACTTTAATATTTCAAATGTAAAACTATCTTTACCGTGTAACTTAATATCTTCATTAAGCTCTCTACATGAAGACGTATATTCCTTCCAATCAGTCTCCTTTTCCTCGTGCCGCTTGTTCTTTTTACCCTTAAGAGGCTTTCTCTTTAACGTTGTTAAGCATTGCTTTTTACCAATATACTTTTTACCGTTAGCATTATTTGTTATCAAGTATATAAACCCATATGGCTTAACAATTTCTTGATTGTTTTCTAAGGAAAGTATCCAGTGTCCAAAATTTTCTTGCATTGACAGTTGATTTTATTTTTTTAAGTGTAAATAAATCTGAGGATTAAATGATAAAGATATAATCATTAAATTATTTTCTTTTAACTCTTTTACGTTTTTTGTTGTTAACTTTACCTTTTCTAGAGTATACACCTAATAACTTTGGTATTCTCGCATCACCTCGAGCATAAAAATCTGATCCAGATATACTATCATTTGAACCAGGAGATCCACCTAAAGCGTCAGATACTGTTATATCTTCATAAAACTGTTTAAATGTTTTTCGATCTTCCATTATAACTTTATTTATGCAGTGAAATTAACAATACCACATTATAGTTGATTTATTAGCAAACATGTTTATAATGATTATGTGGATTTAATAAAAAGATATAAGGATGAAATAGGTCAAGACCTTATTATTAATGATTTTAACATTAAAGAGGTACAACTACGATTACCGTCACGTAAGCATTTCTGGGCAGCTCGACTAATTGATGCTAAAATTGAATTATATTCATTGCAAAAAGCTAAGAAAAACCTAAAGAAACAGTTAGTTAAGCGTATTCAAGAAACGTCTCCTGTTAAATTAACACCTCAGTCTGCAGAATTTGCTGTAGAATCTTCAAATGAAATTAGTTCAATGAACGATCAAATTAAGGAGTATGAGTTCGTTATTGAGTATCTTGATAAAGCTACATCAGTACTGAACCAGGTTGGGTGGGATATCAAAAACATTATTGAAATTCAAAAACTTGAACAATTGTGATTGAATTAGACTATAATATCAGTACTCAAAAGCTTTTGATACGTGGAGATGACGAAATTTTCTCACAGATTCGTGAGCATTTTTCGGTACCAAACGACGTTCCATCGTTTATTCGTAAGAGATACAGGCATATTGCCACTAGAAAGTACCTAATTACACCTACTGGACAGTGTGAATTAGGGTTATATTGGCAAATAAGACAGTTTTTAATATCAAAATCCATCAATACACCCGTAGATTTAAGTAAAACATTGCAGAAAGCACTGGAAGCCCCTGTGTTTGATGGTGTTTTTACGGGTATGACGTATGATTTACGTGATTATCAGTGTGAAACCATTAAAAATGGGCTTAAAACGGGTAGAGGCCTGTGTATTCTTGGTACTGGCGCTGGAAAAACACTAACAACAGCGACTTTAATAGAAAATTACTACAGAAACTGTAATAATAAGGTGACTTTTAAGTGTTTACTCATTGTACCCGACTTAGGACTTGTAAAACAGACATATGATGAGCTAAAACTGTATGGTATCACCTATAAAACTACAAAATGGACGGGTAATGATGTACCTGACATGGATGCTAATGTAATTATATGTAATACTGGGGTGCTTTGTAGTCGATTTGCTGATGAAGACTGGGTAAAGTATGTAGATTTGCTTGTAGTTGATGAGGTCCACCGTGCAAAACACGGTAATGAGTTAGCTAAAATTGTATCAAAGATAAAAACACATAGAAAGTATGGGTTTACAGGTACTCTTCCACAGGATGAACTTGAATTGTGGTCATTATACGGTAAATTCGGTCCTGTTTTGTATGAAAAACCTAGTGTTGAGCTAAGAGACGAAAAATTTTTAACGAATGTTGAAGTAACTATACTAGGAGTTACATATAATACACGTGTAGAACAAAAAACAGATAGCAAATACAGAGATGAATTGGAGTTTATTTTTACAAATCCGCAGAGAAATGACTTACTATATAAGTTATGTAGTAAGATTAGTACTAACACTCTTATACTTGTTAATCAAATCGCACACGGTGAGGCGTTATATGAGGCTCTGAATAAAAATACTGATAAAGCTGTGTTCTTTATATCAGGTTCAATGGATGTTGATGAGAGAGATAAGATAAAAGCTATAATGGAGAGTACAAATAATGTTGTGTGTATAGCAATAAGTGCTATCTTCTCAACAGGGGTGAATATAAAAAATATTCATAATATTATTTTTGCTAGCGGTGGTAAATCATTTATTAGAACGGTTCAATCTATTGGTCGAGGTCTAAGACTTCATGAAAATAAAACCCTACTCAATATTTTCGATATCAGAGACGAGTTAGAATATGGTAGACAGCATAGCGATA